TGGGTGGAGTCACATCGGTAGCCCACGCGAGGTAGGCGTGGTCGTTGGGATCCAAAGTGCTCAGCCACGAAGAGAACGCCTGCTTCTGCGTGCTGCCGTAGCCGTTGTCCGGGTCGAACAGAGTCGTGAACGAACCGTACTTGTCGGTGATGGCCTCGATCCCCTGCATGAAGGTGGCCTGCACCGCAGGAGCAGCTCCCTGCGAATTGACGGCTCCGGTTGCCTGCGTGAGGAACAGTGTTGCCGATAGCGTGCCAGTCGCGAAGCCGATAGTTCCCGGGACCCCAGGTGTGCCTCCCGTGATAATGAAGGCGTTCGAGACGCTATCGAAGGTAACGAGCAGCGGGCCGGCATAGATGGTCGTCGCCGAGACGGTCTGCGCACCGTTGGACACATAGTAGGTGCCGATTCCGCCGGTGCCAGTGCCAAGCGCGGTGATGGAGCAAGGCAAGACGCTCGTACCCGAGAGAGCCTGCCCGACCGCGAGGGTTCCGCTTACCATGCCACCCACGGTCAGCAGGCCCGCGCTCTGCGTAATGTTCGTCGAAGGCACGTTCTGCGGAGGCGATACTGTGTAGGTTCCGACTGCGCCCGCGTTGCCGGTCAGTTGGTTCACGATCGTGGTGCCGGCTGCGACATTCGTGCCGGATAGCACGCCACCCGGGACCAACACACCCGAGCCGATGCCGGTTACGGTCATCACGTTGCCAGTAATCGAGGCGGTCACCGAGGTGGCTGCTGCGGTTGTGATAGTGCTGGTCGCCGCGGTGATCGCGTCGAAGGAGTTGAACGCGGTTTGGATCAGCGCGGCTGCATTGCTGAAGCTGGTCGCCGTGGACAGATTGATAGTCGAGCTTGACCTCAGCACGCCATTGACCACGACTTGCAGTGTTCCACTCAGCGCCTGCAACTGGGCCAACGTCATCGCACCCACCGATCCACCCCGCAGCCACGGGGGAACCGCGAACACGTTGTATTGCGCGAGCATGAGGGTGCCGGGTTTCACGGTGGAGTTGGTGAACCCGTTGAAGTAGATGCCGGCTGCTGTGGCCTCTATGGAGGTCGCGCCGAAGTAGGCGGCAACCGCGGACGCTGATGGGAACGAAGCCAGCGTGCCCATCGGCACCCGGTTCCCATTGGTGAGGAACAGACCGCTGAGTGTAAGCGTGCTCCCACCCGCAGTCAGAACACTCGGTGTGACATTGACTAGACTTGATGCCGGAATTGATGCGGTCATTTAAGTGCTCCATCAAGTAGGTGGGTATTGCGCGTCGATATCGATCAGCCCAACTACCAGCTCATCTGCGAAGTCTTGGGTGACCGTCACGATCGGATTGCACTGCACGTGAGCTTGAACCATCCAGCGGCGCTCTATCTGCTGTTCGCCGTTGAGGAACGGAACCTGCATTGGTTCATCGGTGTAGAGCGGTGTCACGTTGTAACCGCTTGCCGCGAACTGGTCAACGCCCCACGAATCCCGAAATAGTGTGGAGGCGATGTGCGCGTAGTCCGCGCCCTGCGGCCCGTGGAAATCTAGTTGGATCACAAGCTCGACGGATTGCTCCGCCGTTAGCTGGCCCGGTGCGTTCGGGAAGTTGTCGGTGGTCGTATCCACGTTCGTCGAAAGCCGGTCCCGCATTACCGGGATCATGAGCACGAAGTTCTCTTCGGTGGGCTCTGCGACGCGGTTATCCAACCCCTGCACAGCGGGCACACCCGGAGGCAGCACAGACTCTAAGAAGTCGCCCATCGCCTGAAGAACATTGTCTTCCAGAAGGTCGATGGTTACGATGAGTGACATGTGCGTCTCACTGGTTCGTATCGTTCTGGAGCACGACCGCAACCTTTGACCAACCCGCAGTACGCGCCCAGTTCTCGAGCGGGAGCACTACGAGCCAGATACTTCCATCGGGCAGTGTGAACATGTCCCCGCCCCGCGCGTCGGGCCGGCTAACGCCTTCAATGTTTCCGTCGACGTAGAGGGCCTGCTTCACACCGTTGATGTTGAGTCCCTCAAGCTGCACCAGGTCCTTGAACTGAAGAGCTTGACACTGCACGCGCACGCCCTGAACCGTCGCATAGGTAGGCGTCCGCTTGCCGGATGCCTCCTTCACGGAGCCCGTGGATTGCCGCCACGTCGCCATCAGCCACGGATTGACCTTGGCGACGTAGGGGCCGACGATGGCGTGCAGATCCATTACATCACCCAGTTACTCGCAAGCAGCTGACCAACCCACTTGTGACCCAGTGCATCGGACACGGTGACTGGACTTGTCGAGGACACCGTGCCATCCGCGTTCTCGATAAGCGGCTCGAAGCACTGTATCTGCGCGGGCAGCCCGGAAGTCGGGTGCAGCGCGATCCACTGTCCAAGTTTGTTCTTCGCGTGGTCCCCGGCATTGGACAGCAACGGATTGCCGGCAGTATCCACAGCCTTGACTCTCTTCCCAACGGTAGCGACCATCATTTCACCTCGTAGTCAAAAAGGAAATTCCTGTGATGAGACTCTGACATACCTTCTCCCAGTCAGTTTCTCAATCTGTTTTCTCCTCGATTCCTTCGTCCAACCCGCACGGGCACGTTTAGCTCTCGCTATCCTTTCGAGCCCCGTGAGATTCCTACATACTCCCTCAGAGATCCTTTTCCGAACTTCTTTCGTTGCTTGTGCTCTGCGTATCGGACGAAGAGCTTCTCTCTGCTTGGTTGTCCACCTAAGCCCCCTCGTTCCAGTCGCTGAGGGATTCAAGTTGTATGCTGGATCCAAAACGTCTAGGAACCTCTGCTCTAATGGAAACAGCGCAGACTCATCTTCACACACCACAAGTCTCACGAACTCGAAAGCATCGGAACCATATTTGTTCCAAGCTCTTTGCAGATAACGACTGTGATGAATCCCACGCGACAGAGCGCTCCTATGTTCTCTGAATCTCTGAGGTATATCTCGGGCGCTGCCGATATACATATCGCCAGTGCGAATTCGTCGGATGGCGTAAATGCCGCCTGTGCTATCGGACTTCATAATCCACGCTATGCAAGAGATGTGAGGTGTCTATCAGCGGCTTCGAGAACCCCTTACGCTTGACGGTTTCCTTCTTCAGCGGGGGCGCGTTCGTGTCAATGATCGACTGGCGCAGGTCGCCGGCTATCTTCTCTCCCATCAGCGCCAGCGCGCGATCCACATCGTAATCCACTGCCTTCAGCACCTTCGCCAGATCCGGCCCCCACGTTGCCGAGTGCCTTTTGATCATGGTGCGGAAGAACGGCCTCGGAGGAGAGGTTGCGGTCCCGAACTCATTGTAGGCAGCTACCTCGGCGACCCCGGTGGCACCCGCGTTCTTCGCCGCGCCTTTGATGGCCTTGACGTCCGCGTAGTACCCCTTCTGGCCCGTTCTCTTCTTGCGCGCTGCGTACATCTTGCGCAGCGTAGCCGCGTTGAGCTTGGGGTAAGTCGCGTTCTCGAGGAAACCGACGTTCAGCGCGCGGTTATGCATCAACCTGCGCTCCAGCTTGTCCAAGTGGTCGTCGAGCTTGCCGCCACCTGTAAGCCGAATCGTCGTCTTCTGCGTTGCCATCACATCCCCGTATTCCAAGGATCTTGGAATAGCCACGGGTAGGGCTCGGTCGACCGAACATGGGGCCGCACATAGAGGAACTTCCGGTACTGCGCCGTCGCAGCCCAATACTCCGCACCGTATTTCGTCTGCTGATACCACGCAGCGGCTTGAGGCTGGTTCGGCATATCTGCCTGAACGCTCACACTGCCTTCGGTAGCATTTGTGACGCGGCCGACCAGAGGCGAGGAAGGAGCACCGTTGAGCGGCGCGTTCAGCGCGGTGATGTGCGCTGTGAGCAGGTGAAGCAGGGTGTACCGCTGGCCTCCCACTGAGGAGTCGCAGATCGGGCTCATCGACGTGTTATCGCAGAGCAACGCGGCGCGGTTGAAGTATCCCTGCGCCTGCTGCATTGTGACACTAGAGGCAAGCTCCGGGAAAGCTCCTTGAAAGAAGCCCCAGTCAAACGCGACGACGCCCGACGGTACTGCGCTCATGGCAGCTCCTCGAATTTAGGCAGCGCGAGCGTCAGCCTTCGGGTCGTACCTTTGGATCCCCTTCGGCAGCTTGTTCGGGTCGAGGCGCTCGAGGCCGGATTTCAGCGTGGCACCCTTGTCCTTCGCTTCCGCGACTGTGTTCGACTCGCTGGAGTGCGCAAAGATGAGCCCGTTCTTCACGAGCATCGAATCTTTGTTCTGATACAGCCACAGGTCCCAGAAGTCCTTCGGGATACCTGGGGTAATCGCGAAGCCTTGAACGATCTTGTGATCCGGTGACTTGGTCTGCGGGTGCGCGAAACCGTTTAGCAGGAATCGCTTTCCGAACTCTGTGTAGACCTTGGATGCCTTCATGCCCCCGCCGATCACAAACTCGTCGACGAGATCCGGCTTGAACACGCGGAGCCAAAATCCCGCCGGCAGTTTGCACGCCACGGTGACGGT